TGTTCCGCAAGAAGTGAAGATCAACACCGCCATCAACATGGTCGCCAACGGCATCCTGGCCGGCGGCGTCTCCGCGTTCATGGTGATGCTCTACCGCACCGGAGGGTTGGTGGAGCGCTTCCCGATGACCGGGAGTCTGGCGCTCCGACTATCGCTAGCAGGCACCGCGGCGGGCGCCCTGGCCAACTGCCTCGGGCAATCCACCCCGGCGGCATCTGAAATCCTGATGAACTGCGGCCTAGCCGGGATCTTTGTCTGGGCCTGCATGTTCCACGCGAAACTCATCAAACATGGACCCGCTTCTCAGCATCAGCCAAGGCCTGATGAAGGCTGCGCTCGACAAGCTGGTCGAGCAGAAGGACATCACGAGTGAAGACGGCGCCAAGGACCAAGCTCTTACCGCTCGTCTTGCCGCTCGCGTTGACGCTGCAGGGCTGCGGCCCGACCCGGGTGGTGCTGGTGCCACCGGGGGCTCCGGTGCGCCTGGCCGAGCCGGTGAAGGCTAAGGTCTGGGCTCGGGACGCCTCCGGCGCTATCGTCCAGAGCAGGAACCGCGTGATCATCCCGGAGGGCTGGTACGCCCTCCCGAAGGAATAATCCCATGTCCCAGCAAATCATCAACATCGGCACCATCGCCAACGACAACACCGGGGACACGCTCCGGGGCGCCGGGCAGAAGATCAACGACAACTTCGACGAGGTCTACGCCGCCCTCCCGCTGACCGCTCCATCGACCTGGGTGCCGGTGCTGACCGATTCCGGCGGCGGCCGGACCTTCACCTACACGGTCAACACCGCGCGGCATACCTCCATCGGCTTCGTGACCACATTCACGGCCGACTTGACCATCGACTCGGTCAGCGGTGCCGCCACCGGCGACCTCCGGATCACCCTTCCGGACGCCGTGTCATACGATGCCGCCCTGGCCATCTGGCTCGACAACGCCACCACCCAGGCCAAGACCGCGGTGATTGGCAAAGCAGTCGGCGGCACCTCCTACGCTGCGCTCTACCATTACGAGACCGGCGACATCACCAGCCTGGCCAGCCAACTCCAGGCCACGACCCGCCTTCTGATCTCGGGCACCTACTTCACCCCGTGACCATCATCGGATCCAGTCTCCAGCAGGGCATGACCGTGCTCCAGCAAATGCTGGGGGCGCCCATGTTCATCTGGGAGGGATCCTCCATCCGGTGCATACCGGCTGCCGTCACCGACGGCAACACCCCGGTGCCCGGCGGGTTCCAGGACAACGTCACCTCCCGGATCCTGGTCAAGTTCTCGGACTGGAAGACCTTCGACTCGACGCTCGTGTCGATGGACACGACCCTTTACACCCTGGACCAGGGCACCGAGTTCTCGAGGCTGCTGAAGGAGGACGGGTTCTACCTGCTGCAGGAGAACACCGACCGCATCGCCCTGACCTTCTGCAAGCCACGCCCGGTGGTTGGCCGCACGCTGGTCTACCAGGGTCGGACGCTCCGGATCCTGTCCTGCCGGGTGGACGCCTCCGGCGCCTACTACAGCCTCGAACTAGGAGCCAAGACACGGTGAGGCCTGCCGTCTACATGGAGGTCGACACAAGCCGCTTCGATGCGGCCTTGAAGCAGTACCTGCTGACGACCCGGCGCGACCTTCACAAGGCCATCAACGCCCGGTTCTTCTACCTCATGGTCCGCCTGTTCGTCCTGGTGCCGCCGCGGAGCCCTGGGCAGGAGCGCCGCCGGATCTCGGATTACCTCGGCAAACCGCTGGGCGACATCAACCGGAAGTCGAAGAAGACCGGCAAGCGCATCGGCCGCTCCCGCCTGCTGCGTCGGGTGCATCTGATCGTCCAGGCCAAGGAGGCCAAGGCGGGCCGCCGCGGGCTCTATGGCGAGGAGATGAAGACGATGGCCTCGGCCTTGATGCGGAAGTCCATCGCCTCGGTCGGCTACCTCCGGTCCGCGGTGGTCAAGGCCATCCGGGTCTACAACAAGGGCTTCACCCAGTTCCAAGCGCAGAAGTGGAAACCCTTGGTGAAGCCTGCCGGCTACAAGGCGCCGAAGAAGACCAACGCCGCCCTGGTGGCCTTGGCCAACCAATACGGCCTTCCAGAGGAGAACGTGGCCGTGCACAAGGGCACCCGTGCCCGCGGTTTCCAGGCTGTTCCAGGTTACAACCCGACCGCCACCATCGTCATGGCGGCCGGCATCGCCGACAACCAATACAACCGGGTCGCCAGCATCTACAACCCGGCCATGCAGCGGGCGCTCGACGACGAGACCGCCGAGCTGGCCAACCACATGACCGAGGCCCTGCTTGCCAACGGCAAGGTCCTGGAGGACAACGGCTTCGACATCAAATGAACGCCGTCGCCCTCAGAGCCGAGAAGGCCGTCGCCGACTACCTGGCGGCCGCCGACTGGTCGTCATCCGGCACCGGGACGCCCACCTGCCTGACGTCCTACAGCCGCGGCCTTTACGACGACCCGGATCTGCAGGACACGATGCCCAACTTCCCGCGCATCATCGTCTCGACCAACTCCGCGCGGCCGGTGCAGCGCACGGATCTGACCTGCGAGGTCGAGGTCGAGGTCGAGCTGCAGCTCTCGGCCGACGACACCGACGAGGCGGACGCCCTCTCGACCGTCCGCGTCCTGGACAACCGGATCCTGCCGCTGTTCGACGACAGCGGGGCCTCGGCCTTGGATGCCGCGGCAAACGACGACAACGGCCCATTCACGGCGCAGTTTGCCGCCCCGCTTGATTTCGGAGCCTCCTCGATTTCCAATCGGGCAAGGACCTTCACTCGGACCTTCTCCCTTTACTGCAGCGCAACCACCTAACCACCACCAATCATGGCTAATTCACAAGGCCGCGTTTATCGTTTCGGATCACCGGCCACCCTCGCCCTCTACAACAGCGCCGGCAACCTGGTCGTGACGCTCTACACGTCTCCGGACATGGAGTCCTACGACCTCACGCACGAGGCCGACACCGAGGAGGTCCGCAACAGCTCCGGCGAGGTCGTCGGGCACATCACCTACAACAACCGCCTTACCCTCACGGTCAACTTCATCCCGGCCGGCGCCAATGCCGCGGATGCGTTGAAGGCCATGGCCAGCCCGGATGCCAACGGCACCTGCGTGATCACCGGGGCGCCTGCGGTGCAATGTGGGCCCTACGAGGACGCCATCAACGCCCCGGGCAGCCCGGGCACCGGCCCTGGCGGCCGTTGGATCTATGCTGGTGGCGCTTCGCTGAAGTTTACCCAGACCGGCAAGGTCACCGGCACCATCACGCTCAAGCGCTACGCCGGAATGGGCACCACGGTCACCGGCGCCGCCATTGGCTTGTGACCGGCCTGGCCGACATTCTAAACGCAGCATCTCCTGCGACTCCAACCGTGCTTGGTCTCCGCATGGAACCTTTCACGGTCGGCCACGCCATACTACTCCACAGGCTCAATTCTCCATTCGTAATCGGTGGAGAAATCACATCAAGCTCATTGGTGGAGGCCGTTCTGGTCTGCAGCCAATCCGCTGTCGAGTCGGTCAAGACCATGGCCTCACCATTCCGGTGGCTGCCGCTGCGGCTGATGCGCTCCCGAGTTCAGCGGTCGAATCTGGTCCAGGAATGTGAAGCCATGAAGTCTTGGATTGAATCTCAAACCGATTGTCCGGAGGTTTTACAAAAGCCCGGATGTCGCGCAAAACGGCCGACAATGCCGTGGCCAGAACGCCTTCTCGTTGGATTGGTGGACATCGGTTTCAGCGAATCGACCGTCATTCAAATGCGAGTTGCCGATGCAGAGCGCCTCTATTTGACGAGGGCCGAGATGAATGGAGACGTTGAACTGTGGTCCGATAGGGACGAGGAGCTGTGGCGCTACGCTCAGGAACATTCAGCCAATCGAAATTGACGCATGGCAATTTTTTCTCTCATCGCAAAGCTCGGCCTCGATGGCACCGCCTATGAATCCGGACTCAAGCGGGCCAGCAGTCTGACGGACAAGTTCCGAGGCAGCATTGGCGCACAGCTTGGCGCAGCGCTTTCGGTCGCTGCGGTCGCCAGCTTTGTGTCCAAGGTGATTGAAACCACCGATGCCATCGGCGATCTTTCAGAGCAGCTCAACATCAGCACCGATGACGTCCAGCGCCTGCAGGTCTTGGCCAGTCAAACAGGGGTTTCTTTTGAGACGATGGCAAAGTCCATCACAAAGGTCTCTCAAGAACGCCTGAAAGCCATCGAGGAAGGTGGAAAGGCCAGAGAGTATTTCGCAGCCTTGGGCATCTCGGTCAGCGAGCTAAACGACAAGAGCCTCTCCAACATCGAGCTGATCACCAGAATGGGCCAAGCCCATCAGGATGCCGGCAAAAGCGCGCAGACTCAGGCCGCCATCATGGAGCTATTGGGCGAAAAGGCGTTCAAGGCTGCCGGTGCGATTTCCAAGATCAACGAGCTCGGCCCGATCAACCTCATAACAAAAGAGCAAATTGACGGCATCGGTCGAATGGCTGACCGCATCGACGAGATCAAGCGGCAGATGCTTGTGCAGGCCGCGCCATCGGTCAATTTCTTCGCTGACGCTATTGAAAGGGCGATCAAAGACGCGGAAGGCCTCGAAGATGGAATGAAAGGAATCGGCCAGATGCTGACAGGCAAGGGGTCCATCGTGAAGGCCGCATTCCAGGAGGCATTCGCCTCTCCGGAGGAAGCATCAAGACGTTTTGAACCTTTGCCGGTAATGCGTGGCGCTATTTCACGGATCGACATGAGAAAGAAGGAGACAGTTCTCGGAGGAAAGGACGTTCCAATTTGGGCGCAGTCGCTGTTGAATCAGACCAGGTCGCAGACATCGGAAATTAGGGGAATCAGAAGTAACACCGGACGAACGGCGAAGGCCGTCGAGGAATAACATGGCCACGATTCAAGGCATCCCCAACCCGACGGCGCTCGAATACATCGAGGTCAGCCGAGGCTACGAGAACACCGGCAATGGCCGGGTGGTGACGCTTGTCTACCGCGGAAGCAAGGACGCCCTCCGCATCGCCTCGGCCGACTGGGTCCGGATCGGCGCCCGGTATTCCATCCGGGAGGACGGCCCCTACTCGGAGGCCACGGTCACCGTCGGTGGCACCGCCTTCGATCCCGGCATCCCCATCCAAGAGAACGGGACTCCAACGCCTGGCGAGCTGGCCGACATCCGCTACGAGTTCCGGACCGATTACCTTGACCAATCTCTGTTTGCTTTGCCGGCTGTGGCCAAGGAGGCGGATTCAACGGGCAACCCGATGGCCTATCGGTTTGTCATCGAGACGGCGGCAAAAAATGGCGAGGCATTGCCAACGCCTCCTGAGAGCTTTGTCGGGAATCTTCCTATCGCGCAAAAGGTCTGGCGCTCTTTGTATCGGGGCGAAGACTCGGTCGCTGTGGCCCGGGTCAGCCTGACCAGGATCGCCACGTTCTCCGGCAACCTCGGGCTGCCTGAGGTGCCGCAGGGCATCCCGCCGGTCTACCGGCCCGCCTCGTTTGCATTCAACTGGAACCTGCCGTCGTCCGTCCAATCCATGCTTCCGCGGGTCCCAACCGATCTGGCAACGGGCCAGATCCAGGCGCCCAGCGGCACCGAATGGGGCTGGAAGCAGACCAACTATTCCTCGAGCCTCGTCCAGAAGACCAACCAGGTCGAGCAGGTGATCTCCTGGACGTTTGCTCCATACGCCACCGACATCTATCCCTTCTTCTAACCCTAACCCACACCATCCCCATCTATGGCAGACGAGATCCAAATGACGGCCCGGCTTTATGCGTCCAAGAATGGCGCCTACCTGCCGTCGGTAACCTACACCAAAACCGCCACCATGGTCGGCACCGACATGGGCAGCCAGACTCAGATAATCGGCCTGACCGTCGAGTCCCTCGACGTGCCGGTCGATGTCAGCAGTCCATACAAACTGCTGATCAGCAACCTGGACAACACCAACTATGTCGAGCTGGGCTTTGTGAGCGGCACCTACACCATGCGGATCCCGGCCGGCGAGACCCTGCTGATCCCCTACGTCAGCGCCACCCTGTACCTTCTGGCCAATACCTCCGCGGTGACCGTCCAGGCCACCTTCTGCGAAGTCTAACCGACCAACCCTATGGCAAACGAAGTCGAGATGTCGGCCCGTCTGTACGCCAGCAAGGGCGGCGCCGTGATCAATTCGCAATCTTACAGCACGGTGGCCAACATGACCGGCACCGATATGGGCCAGCAGACCCAGGTAGTCGGCACCACCGACGAGGCCTTGGATCTGACCGCCGACCTGGCCACACCCTACCGCCTGCTGGTGGTCAACCTCGATCTGGTCAACCCGGTCTCCATCGGGCCTTCATCACCCTATTCGTTCCAGATCCCGGCCGGTCAATTCATCCTGATCCCTTGGGTCGACGCTACAATGTACGTCAAAGCCTCGAACAGCCCGGTCAAGATCTTCGCCCAGTTCTGCGAAATCTGACGCCATGCCGATCCAACTGCCTGCCAAGCTGGCCGAGCGCGGTCTCAAGTCCGACCACGCAAGGGCGATCAACCAACTGATCGAGGCCGTCCGCCGGGTCCAGCTCGTCGCCGGGCCGGGCCAGCGGGTCGAGCAGAACGCCAACGGCACGGTGCTCAAGCTTCAGCCTGGCACCACCATCACCCAGACGTCCGAGGAGTCCTGGTTCTACTGACCTGCCATGCCCTACGCCGTCGACCGCCGGGAGAAGATGTGGACGGCGGCGAATCTCAACAGCCTCTACAGCCGCTTCGACCAGAAGTGCGCCCGGGTGCTGGATGACAAGTCGCCGCTGTTTGCCAACAGCAAGGACGGCCCGTGGGTCGGGCAATACCCTTACGGCGTCTGGTACGTCTATCGGAACGACCCGGACTCCTGCCGGCGCCTGGTCGACGACGGGGCCGTGCCCAACCCCTACATCCCGGGCATCGGCAGCATCTGGCGCAGCGAGCACAACGAGGTCTCCGCCCGCATCGAGCTGTCGAAGCTGGAGAATAAGCACGTCGACGTCGAAGGCGGGCAGGTCTACGTCGACCGATTCGTTGGCGCCGGCGACCCGTTCACCTGCGACGTCGGGCGGATCCACTTCTCCTTCGAGCTGCACCGCCGGGAGATCGCCGGCGTGCCCTACGACGTCCACCTCGGCTGGGATCCGACCACCGCGGGGCTGACCTCCTACGTCCGCGGCAGCCTCGGCCCCATCGACCCGACGCTGCCGCCAGGCCGGATCCATAAGCACCGCCTTGCCGTCGCTGAGATCGCCATCGAGGGCCTTTCGTCGTTCTCGATCCTCAACACCTATCAGCGCTTCGACTGCTGGCGGGTGCACAACTGCGGCGACAACGTGCTCCGGGTCAACCTGCAGAACCCGGATGGCAGCTCGGCGCCGCATTATGTCCCGAAGGGCGGGTGCCGCGCCTTCCGAAGGAAGCCCGACGGGAGCTGGGCGAACACCTGGCCGGGTGGCGGCGTCTGCACTTATTTCTTCCCATGCCTCACCGGCGACGTTCCATTTTTCGCGGGCGGCCCTCCGGAATGGTCCGCCAACGCGACAGAATCGCCCTTCCTGGCCTTGGAACGGTCGGCCGCGGCCAACAACGTCGCCAACCCGTTCGTGCTGCTGGAATGGCGCCGGGTGATGGGAGCGGTGCACGATCCGTTCGCCTCCTACGACATCCGCCAGATCTACCAGGGCGTCTACGGCGACCCGGGCGCATTCGCCAACGGTGTGGGCGACTGCGTCTTCACCTGGGGCCGCGCCCGTGTCACCTACTCGGACGCCACCGGCAATGTCTTCGACCAGCGGGTCGTCCGGTTCAGCGGCGCCGGCACCCTGGTGGCCGGCCTCCGGTCTCTGGGCATGACCGTGGTCGAGAACGCCACCAGCCTGACCCTGACCTCCAACCGCGGCATCATTCGGATCTATCCGGTCGACGCCAACATCTTCACCACCGCATCCGACGCCTTCTGGGAGATCGGCGGGTCGCCGGTGACCATCTCGACAGTCTACCCGCAGACCTTCATCCGATCCAATGGCGCCAACTTCTACGAGTCGAAGTCCTGGGCGGCAGGAAACGAGGTCACAATCTTCGACTCCATCATCGACCTGCGGAGGAAGGTCGCCGTCGAGGAAGGATTCCTCAGCAACTACGACGACGCCCCGGACATCCTCGAGGAGAAGGTCTCGACCGTCACGATGACACCAATGGGGCTGGTCGTCCGCGCGACCAGCTCGAGCGGCATCTCCGGCGACCTCCTGGTCAACTTCGAGGCCAACGCCGACAACGAGTCGCTGTGGATCGGCGACCGCCCGATCAACTGGGGCGTCGGCCCATGGGCCAACAGCCGCTACACGTCCACCACCCGGATCTACTACCTGCACCGGGAGCGCAGCACATCGTCTCCGCTGTGGTCGAACCTCTTCCCGGGCATGTCGCTGGCCACCGTCAGCGGCTCCTACAGCTCGCAGGCGGTCAACACCGCATTCATCCCTCCGGGCGGCCCATGGGGCTTTTCATCGTCCATCTACGACGCCGAGAAGGCCCGGGCCTTCGGCTTCTCGGAATCGAGCACAGAGACCCGCGGCTGGGGCGCCGACTTCTGGCTCGA